TTGTAAGCACAAAAAGCATTTTGCCGCAAGAAGAACCGTATTATTCTTTGTTTAAGAAATGTAATTGTGTTTTTCAAGTATCTTTAGTTTGTAAAACTTTGCAGGAAAAATTCGAAATAAATACTCCGACCTTTGATGAGCGGTTGAAATTTATAAAAAAGATGTCAAAAGCCGTAAAAAGATTGGTAGTAAGATGTCAACCATATATCATTGATTATCACAAAGAAATCCGGGAAAACATTAAAAAGTATGCTGAAGCAGGTGTTTATGGAGTAGTTTTTGAAGCTATAAAGTTTCAAAAAAGCAATAAAAACCTTGTTCAAATAGGAGCGGATTTTTGTTATCCGAACGAAATTTTAAAAAATAAGTTTTTAGATTTAAAAGAAGAATGCCACAAATACGGTTTAAAGTTTTTGTCCGGAGAAAACAGGTTTCGTAACATGGGAGACAGTTTAAGTTGTTGCGGTTTTGAAGGTCTGGAAGGATTCGAAGGTAACAAATATAACTTGAATTACAAAATATATAAGCAAGAAGATTTAAAAGTAACAAAATGCATGGAAAACAAAGGCAGTGCATATTGTTTTAAAGCAATGCATCAAAAAGCTGGCAGTCATAAACTTTGGAAAAGTTTAAGTTTTAAAGAAGTTATGGATAGTGTGTTTTGCAATAAATCTTGTGTTCATAGCTATTTAGGTATTGAAAATGGCAAACGAAAAAAACTTAAAACCAATTAAAAAAGGCCAGTTAAGCAAAGAGGAAGCAAAGAGAAGAGGCAAAAAAGGCGGTATCAAAAGTGCACAGGTAAGAAAAGAAATAAAAACTTGCAGAGAAATACTTTTGATGATGAGCAATTATACACCGAACGAAGATACCGTTGAAAGTTTAAGAAATATTTTTCCGGGACTTGAAGAGAAGTATTTAACCTATAAAACGGTTATGACTTTAAAGCAGTTGGAAAAAGCATTAAGAGGCGATACTGAAGCTTTTAAAGTTTGCAGGGATACGATGGGAGAAAAACCTACTGATAAGGTTGAACAAAGAACGGAATTAGAGGTTAATAAAATTGGTTTATCAAAACAAAAACTTGAAGCTATTGCAAAATCTCTCTTACGATCAAAAATTGGAGATCGCAAGTAGTTATTTTCCGTATTTTATGGAAGAGTTTGCTTACACAGAAACAAGCGAAAAATTTTCTTTTGCGGGCAGAGAATATCTTTTACAACCGTATGCAGACGATCATCCGTATCAAGTGCATAAGAAATGCACACAGGTAGGAATAACTACAAAAGCTATTTTTTCAGCTCTTTTTAACTGTATAAACCTTTATCCGAAAGGAGTTTTATATTTGTTTCCTACGGAAAAAGATGTAAGAGATTTTTCAAGGGCAAGAGTAAAGCCGATTACAGATTATAATCCCGAGATATCAAGATATATTAACGATTCTGATACTATGGGCTTAAAGAAAGTAAACAGATCTTTTTTATATTTAAGAGGCACAAGAAGCAAATCCGGAGCAAAATCAATTCCGGCGGACAAACTTATAGCGGATGAATTGGATGAAATGGACTTATTTGTTTATGAAATGGCAAGAAAAAGATTGTCCGATTCAAAGTTTAAGCATATTGAGTTATTAAGCAATCCGTCGTTGCCTGATTTTGCAATAGATAAAGAGTTTCAAGAATCGGATCAGCAACACTATTTGTTGAAGTGTCCGCATTGTGGCCAATGGAATAACTTAAACGATACTTTTCCTAATTGTTTGTATGAAAGAGCAAAAAACGATGTTATTTTGGCTTGTTTTAAATGTGGAAAAGAACTTGACAAATGTAATGGCCAATGGGTTGCAAAGTATCCGAGCAACAAAGATGTAAGAGGTTATCAATATACACAGCTTTGGGCTGTAAATGTAAGTCCGCTTGAAGTATTTAAAGAATACAAAAAAGCAAAATTAGAAGGTAAACTTGCAAACTTTTACAATCTTACTTTGGGTTTGGCTTATGTTTCGGCAAAAGACAGATTGACTGTTGAGCAGGTTTTAAATTTAAGAGACGAAAGTTTTCCGAAAGATTTTTTTGAAACAGAAGGTAATTGCTATATGGGAATTGACCAAGGTAAAGATTTACACATTGTTTTCAAAAAAAGAGTTGGCGACAAGATTCTTACATATCCTGTTGTAGAGGTTGATTTTAAAGAGCTTGATAAATACATGAAATATGTAACCAGATGTGTAATAGATGCGATGCCAGAAACGAGAAATGCAAAAGAATTTGCGGCAAGGTTTATCGGTGTTGTGTATCTTAATTATTATAACGAGCATCAGAAAGATTCGTATAAATGGGATGACGAAAAAATGATAGTGCAAGAAAACAGAACAGAATCAATGGATGCTTCACATCATTTAATTAACGAAGGTGATGTTGTTTTACCGTTTACGGATGCAGCTGTTGAATATGCGGAACATTGCCACAATACAGCAAGAAAACTGTATGAAGATGATGAAACAGGTAGCAAAAGATATGTTTGGGTAAAGTTAGGACCTGACCACTATAGACATGCTGATAATTATGCAAATATAGCGATGTCAGATTCACTTAATATGCCAAGAGGGAGTTATTTCTAATGAATTTCAAAACTTTTATAAGCAATATCAAGAGTATTTTTACAAAGGATATTACAGCAGATCCTTTTACTTTTTACAATTATTACAGTCAATCCGGAGGACCGAGAAATCCTTACAAAGATAATGCAACGATTTATAGTGTTATCAATGCTATTGCGGACAATATCGGACAAGCCGAACTTGCTTTTTTTGATTGGAACACAAATAAAGAAATCTATCCGGAAGAATTGATGAATTTGTTTAAAAAGCCAAATCCTTGTATGACTTTTGATTTGTTTTTAGAAGCAATAATAATGTATTTGATGCTTTTTAATGAAGTAATAATAGTAAAAACTTTATCTGTTGGTAATTTAGCAGGAACAACCAAATTACCTGCGGAATTGTGGGTTTTCAATCCTAAAAAATTCAGTGTTATAAATGACGATCCTAAAAATCCTATATGGCAATATAACGGACAAAATTTCACAAAAGAAGAGATTATACATATACATAAATGGAATCCGACAAAATCGGAAGGATACAATCGTCCATTCAGCCCGATAGATCCGATGAGAAAAGAACTTGATATTGATTATCAAGGACTTGCTTTTAATGAAATGTTTTTTAGAAACGGTGGAAAGCCGAGTTATATTATGTCAACCGATAAACCGTTAAGCGATGCGGCAAGAAAACAATTAAGAGCAGATTGGGAAGCAAATTATAAAGGTGTAAGCAAAGCAGGAAAACTTGCAATATTTGATAATGGTTTGAAGTTCGAAGAAACAGGAACTACTCATGCAGATATGCAATATATCGAGCAAAGAGATAAAACGAAAGAAACAATTTTAGGTATATGGAGAGTTCCGAAAGTTATATTGTCAATGACTTCTGATATACATTATGCAACCTTTCAAGGCCAAATGAAAGCATTTTGGCTTTATACTTTGCAACCTTGCTTAAAAAGAGTTGCATCGGAACTTAATTTACAACTTATCAATCCTTACGATCCAAAAATAGAACTTAGATTCAAATACGATAATGTTTCGGCTTTTGCGGAAGATTTAAAAGACAAAATTTCAATTGCGAAAGATTTAAAAGATTTAGGATTTCCGTTAAATGAAATAAACGATAAATTGAATTTAGGTTTTAATCCGCAACCATGGGGCGATGAATGGTGGATGCCTATGGGAGTTATTCCTGCAAGTCAATATAACGATTATATGTCTTTCGGAAACGATGTTCCGGAAAATAATAACGATAAAAAGCAACATAAAATAATTTTAGGTAAATCAGCAAGCGAAAAATACGATATGAAAGTTGCGAATCTGTTTATACAGAAACATAGAAATTTTGAATTGATGTTTCAACCTAAAATAAAAGGTTTTTTCTTTAATATGCGGTCAAAGATATTAGAACTTATTGCCAAAGGTGAATTTAATCCGGACTCTTATTTTTGGAACGGAGATAAAGAAAAGATAACAAGAATAATGCAACCTCTTCTTAAACAAATTATTACTGCTGGTGTAGATTTTGGCAATTTACTTATTCCATCGGGAAAAGGAATAAACAAAGGAATTGAGGAAGATATTAACAATGCGGCTATACAAAGAAGTATTGCGATGAAAGGTATTGTTGATACTGTAGAAAAGCAAATAAAAAAGAAAGTAGCTGAAATGATCGTAGAAGGTTCAACCGTAAGTGATATGGTGGCTCCTATAAGACAAATATTTAATGTAGCATCGAGCAGGGCTTTAATGATAGCAAGAACGGAATCAACAGGAGCATTAAACAACGGAACTTATTTATATTGGCAAGGTTTAAATATATACGGTAAAAAGTGGCTTTCTTATTTTGACGAATCAACAAGAGAAAGTCATAAGGAAATACATGGACAAATAAGGTCTATGAATGAGCCATTTTCAAACGGTTTAATGTATCCCGGAGATAATACGGGAGTAAGGTCTTCAGAAACAGCAAAAGAAGTAATAAATTGTAGGTGCACTTTATCACCTGTAACAATTAATCCAAACTTAGGAGAATAAAAATGTCAAAAATTTTCAAGATTATAGAGGCAGAAGTAAAAAATATCAACGATGAAGAAAAAACAATAGATGTTATTGTTTCAACCGAAAACAAAGATAGCGACGGAGATATTATTTTAAGAACAGCATTTTCAAAGCACATGCAAAGATATAAAACGAATCCTATATTGTTAAATTCTCACAACTATAGAGATGTTGAAAATATTATCGGAAAAGCACTCAATCTAAAATCTACGGAAAAAGGTTTGCTTGCAAAATTCAAATATTTTGTAGGACAAGGCAACAGTGCTGCAGATTGGGCATTTCAATTGGCCAAAAACGGAATAGCTGCTTTTTCTATAGGTTTTTCTGCAAAGAAATGGGAATATATAGAAGAAAAAACTCCGGACGGATACAAAAGAGTTACGGGCAGAAAATTCACAGAAAT